TAAATGTAGTTCTTCCTAATGCATTGACAGTAGGAAATACAGTCATCCTAGCTTTTAATACAGGTAATTATCTCGATACAGGGAGTTTTACAAATCCAGTAGTTTCCGATAATTTTGGTAACACATATAATCGTGCGGCAGCAGCAATTGTAGGATCATTACCTCTTTTTCTATATTATGCACAAGTTACTAACACTGGTGCCGGGCCAACTACAATTACTATCAATGTAGGTATTGGTACTAGATTTAACTCGTATATTATAGCAAATGCAGCAGAATTTAATGGTATACTAACACCAGCAGCTATAGATGCTACAAATAGCTATAATGGTATCAATCTTTCTGATCTTGTGACATTTAATACAGGAATTGTTTATACAAGTAACCCAAATGATGTTCTGATCAGTGTTATTTCTGGACCATTATTCGGAAATGCTCCCGTTGGATGGAATCTTTTAACTACTATAAGTGACAACTCTTCTAATGATTCTGGGAATACTAATCAATCTTTGGCTTATTTGCAGGTAAATTCTATTAATAGTTATTCTCCAATCTGGAGTAATCCGATAACTAATTCTGGACAGTTTGATGTGGGGATAACTGTAGCGTTTCAGTTGGCACCGATTATTACTTTGGTTCCAAATTATTCGGGAATTACAGGATTTACAGTACAAGTCACACCTCCTGTTATAGGAATCTCTTCAACAAGTATTTTGAATCTAACTCTTGAGGGCAATGTCACGTACTTGAGTGGAGATTCTTTTGTGACGAATAATGTCGTGTACCTTAACAATGTGAATGTTGGTGTAATTACTATTAATTCATAAGGAGAAAGTATGTCTTTTGTTTACGGGTACGCGGGTCCTCCCTTTAATTTTTTAGGCACTTTTTCAGAATCTCAAAAGATTGCTTTTGAAACTTGGTTGAACGCTCGTCTTAGTAAGTTTTCAGCTATTCAGACTTTCTATCAAATCAGAGCCAATAATTTGCGTAAAACGGCTGGTGTTTTGGAACAATGGTATCAAATTTATAATGATGAAAAGCTGGCACCAACTTTCAATAAGGCATCCTGGCAACCTGGCCCGAATGGACATTTTGTTCCAACTCCTCGAAATGATCATATCCCGATGGTGACGGTATCCCAGATTAAAGATTATTATAAAGAACAATTAAATCGTCAAGATGAATCGGTATTCCACATGAACCAATTGCGTAATCTTATTGAAAAGGCAGAAGATAAAGCTCAATATGCTAACGATGCGATTACTGCTTCAACAGCTCCGAATGATACGCATGTTACTGTGGCCAATCTCATTCAACAGATCGAAAGTCTATTTACTCAGAATCAATATCAAGCTGTTTTAGTAAAGGATATATCGTCACAGTATGAAGGACAGCCCTATTTTCGCGTAAATCCTTTGGATGCGCCAACTCAATGGGAACTCGAACAGCACAACCGTTCTATCCCTGGTGCGACGATCAACCTTAAGTTCGTAGATAAGACACTGGTATAAGATGAGTTACGATTATAACACAATTAGTTCCAATTGCGATCATGCCCAGACTTTTGAACGTTACATTGTCAATGCTACAGATTTGCGCACATTGAACTATGTAGGTGACACTTCTATAAATATGAGAGCACCTATTAATGGTAGAGATCTACTCAAGGTATTTATTGGTGGAGAATTAGTAGATATAGATGATCCTGTTTACGGGTATCAACTTTTAATAGATAATGATAGAATTCAAGAACCTGGTGTTGCCTTCTACAAGATCGTTTTTATACAAGAAGTTCGTCTTATTATTCCTCTAATTGAGGTTTCCTACAGTACTTTACGGCCTTATTGTGTAAGATGTAATGGAATTGGGAAGTTTAATGATTTTGAACCTGCTAGTGGGGGTTCTTTTATCAAACTAAATGGTAATCTGAAATTGGCTCAAAAATGCCTAAAGTTTATATTGACTTCACGCTGTGCTTTTTACCCCTCATTTACATGCAGGATTAAAGATTTTATTGGAATGAAGTACGGTTTAACAGTAACCGATTCCGACATTGCCTCTGAGGTTACCAATGCATTAAATACCGTAAAGTCTATACAACTTGCTCAGCGTTCTGTTCAATCCTTGGATCCTCCAGAAATTCTTAATGATATTGTAAGTGTTTCTGCTATGTTAGACAGTAATGATCCAACATTAGTAAATGTCGCTATCGTAGTGAGTTCCTTTGCTGGAACCACTACACCATTAAATTTTCAACTTAGGGCGACTGCATAATGCTACCGCCTTCTGTTAGCCTCGCAGCATTAACGATAGTATCGCCAAATGTTCCTGTTTCTTCTGGTGTGAATACTCTATCTATTGATTCCACTGTACTTCCATTTGTGATTTATGCCGATACAAACACTATACGGATTGAGATTTCTATCTATGGTCAGAATTTAATCTTTTTTAATCCAACACCCACAATTATAAATCTCACAAATAATACTTCTGTTTCCGTGAACGCTTTTACGGGTAGCATTGCAATAGACACTACTACTGCCGAAACAACAGTCCAATTCATTGGACGAAACTATAATTATAACCCTAGTACAGTTTGGACAGCAAATGCAGTTTGGGCGGCAGGTAATACTATAATTGATAGTAATGGCAACATTCAAACTTGTGTTAAGGCAGGAATTTCAGGTATTGCTCCACCAATTTGGGGTACCACAGCAGGTACCAGTACACTTGATGGAACTGCTATTTGGTCATTTATAGGCCGCGTGGCATGGTCACCTGGAGCTGTCTGGGTTGTAGGAAATACGATTACAGATAGCAACGGTAATATTCAAACTTGTATTACAGAAGGAAATTCTGGATCAACACCTCCCATTTGGGGTACTGCATCTGGTATTCAAACGATTGATGGAACTACTATTTGGTCATTTGTAGGACCTCCTGCTATCACTCCTTCTTTTAATCTTACCCTTCTGTATTTTGATTCAGGATTAGCCCTACAAATTGCTCCACCTTCAGCCTTAAAATCCTATAAGGGTAGTATTTCATGTCAATTAGAATGGGCAACTCCAACTTTTCTTGGATTTTTAGGTGTCCGCGTACAGACTTCTACTGATTCTTCTGGGGTTACAGTACCTTATACCCAATTTGGTGACTTGGTCACCACCATTAGCCGAGTGGCGAACGTTCCTATTACATCTTTAACTACATCTGCTACAACAGGTAATGTCACTACGGAAACTATAGTCACTACGATCCAGACGGTAAACTATTCTAGTGTTTTTATACCTACTTCTTATGTAGCTTCGGATGAATTTTTTGCTTTGTTTTCGACTGTTATTCAGGATCCTGTCACGAACGTTGTTTTTGAATCACAACAAAATGGTCCTTTGGCTTGCGGTTTTGTGAATCTAAAGAAAGTTAATCCCACAGACTTTTTAGGATTACAGCGGAAAGAAGATATTGCTTCCCGGTTAATTGCTCAAATTAATAGAGCTTATCCAAATCTAGACCTGACCCCGCGTTCTGAACTTCGTGATTTAATAATTGATCCCATTGCTGTAGAACTATCAAATATGAGTGTTCGTGAATGGTTTGCTCACGTATCTTCAAGTATCAGTGCTATAGAACAAATTGACGATGCAAATAACGATGGTCAGAGTGATCCATTTAGTATATCTCCTATTAAGCAACAAATTGCTCGTGCTTTCGGGTTAAATGCTACTGATACTCAAACACTTATCAATAAGCAGTTTGATATTCTAGGTGAGCAGGCAGGAATTGTTCGTGGTGGTTCTACTACTGCTGTTGTAAATCTTATTTTCTACACCTATACAGCTCCTATACAAAGTGTTTCTATACCTCAAGGAGCAGTTGTAGCAACCTCACCAAATTCTCAAACTCCTGCTCTTAACTTTGTTACTACAGGTAGTGGAACTATTACCCCTGCAACAGCAAGTAGCTTTTTTAATGTGGCACAAGATTGGTATCAACTCATTATCCCAGCACAATGTACAACGACAGGGAGTATAGGTAATGTTGGAGTGGGTACAATTACAACTCCTGTAAGTAATGTTCCCCAGGGTTGGAATGTAACCAATATGGTTCCGGCTAACTTTGGAACTGATGCACAAAGCAATTACAATTATGCTTCTCAAATTCAAGATCGTATTATTACAGGAGTTGATTCAGGTACTCGTCATGGATATCAAGTAGAAGCAAATTCTATTCCTACTATTACATCTACTGCTATTGTTGCGGCAGGTGATTTAGAAATGCTCCGTGATTGGGACCCCATTCGTCAAAAACATGTGTTCGGTTGTGTAGACATCTATGCTAAGGGAACTTCAAACTCTCAACAAATAAGTAAAGAGATCTATCAGTATGAAAATGTGTATGTTAATGCAAATA